CTATAGCATCAGTTTGATCAGTGTAAATAACCTTCACACCGTTCAAGGTTCTTACAAGCATTCCAAAAGCTACTGGAACCTTGAACGGTGTGTAAATAACCTTCACACCGTTCAAGGTTCCAGTAGCTTTTGGAATGCTTGTAAGTCTATTATCTTTTCTAAAACCAGAAACAATCCTTCTTAAGAAGGCACATTTTGTAGGATATTTATAAGCATATAACCATTCATCATTAGGATTTGTTTCTATTAATTCTAATGCTTCTCTTTCAGAAGTTGAATCAAGATCAAGATCTTGAAGAACTTGAGATAATGCAGCGGGGAAATGTAAATTTAAAACTTTACACTGTTTTGATTTATCTGATTCAGGATCAGCAATTTGAGAATCAAGGAGTAATGCTCCTAATGCCAAATTATAAATTTGAACTTTAGTGTACATTACTCCTCCTAATTATTAGATTTTTTCCATCCAATTTTTAGAGAAATGTTTCTCTTCTTCGATGAAAAATTTGTCACCTGGATTCTTACGAGAATTCCCGTAAAAACCTTTTTCGATAGCTTTAACTGCAATTTTTTTCGGAGCTTTTACTTCCGCTTCAACAGATTTAGCTTTGGAAGCTGCAGGTACAGCTCCCGGTTTCGGAATAATATCATTAGCCACAAGGACCTCCTATTAGTTGTTATCAGCGTGAACAACTTTAGGGAAAGACTTGAACTTAGCAATCTCGTCTTGAGGGACTAGCCAAGCGTTAGCTGTTACTGTAGTTGTTCCACCAGAAATTGTATCTTTAATTCCAAGATAACGTCTAGTTTTTACACCTTGAGGAACTGGAATCTCATGTTTTGAACCAACAGTCAAAGCTGCTGCTAAAACACTGATTGAACCTAATACCTCTACGTTAGTTGTTAAAGCTGCATCATCCGCTTGGATAACTGCTAAAACATGAGTAGAACCTGCACCAGCCGCAACTGTAGGAACAAAAAGTCCTGCAATTCTGCGTCCGATTGTAGGATCTGCATCTGCTGACAAAGTGTCGATTGAACTTGCGCTTACTGCTGTTCCAGTAAAAGCTTGAGCTGAACACACTTGATTTAATACGTCTAAAATCATATTAACCCCTTGTTAAAAATTAAAATAAAAAATAAATCGCTATTACAAGGGGAGCTTTCACTCCCCATTTATTATTAAGATACTACAGATTCAGTATTCAATAGAGCATCAGTCACTACAACTTGACGACCTAAGAATGTTAATACTGGTTCACCTTGGTAATTTTGGAAAGTCAATCCACCACCAGCACCAACTTTATCAAGAGATTGCTCGTGTAAGAATGAAGCGATTGTTGAGTTCATGTAAACATATCCTTTTCCAGTTCTTACTGCAGCAGGAATTCTATAGTGTGCTCTTGTCATTAATTTTAACAAGTCAGCAGCAGAAACTCCACCAGCTTTAAGATCAGAAATATCAATATTACAAACTCTCGCACCGGCTCTGTAATCTTTAATTACTAAACCGTGATCAATTTCAAATCCTTCTTCATAACCCCATAAAGTTCCAGTGTTACCGTTTTCATCAGTTCCAAGAATTTGAACTAAACCTTTATCCTCTCTCTTCAAACCAGCTTGAGTACCTGCAGGGTAGATTCCGAAGATTGTGTTTTCACCCCAATCAACAAAAAGGATTGAAGTGTTATCAGATCCAGAACCACCTGCTGAAATAAGTTGTTTAGAAGTTGGTTCAGAAGTGCTCAAAGTTGAGTAAACATCCATGAAACCTGCCACTTTACGAGCATCTTCACTTGGTGAACCATAGATCATCAAATCAGCGTGTTCAATTGCCATCGCTTGAATGTGACCTTGAGCTTGATTCCAACGATTGAAACCTACTCTGTCTTGACCACCACGAGCAGCAACCATTTTATCCATTTGAGATTTTGACTCAAAGTGTGCTGCTGTAAATGATCTTTCTTCAATCAAAGATTTTGATGCAGGAATTGGTTGATTCGCTTTTCTGTAATAAACAGAAGGAAGGTTAGATCTCAATGATTCTTTATGAATTGTTCCTTCATTCATCTCCATATAAGGGATGTGTTGAAGAATTGGATTTGATTGCATTAAAACTTCTGCAACTTTACCAATTTGTTTATCTTTGCTCTTAGCTACGTCCATTAGTGTTAATAGACCGTTGTTCAATGCTCCCATTTAAGCCTCCATTTAAAAATTAATTTGTTTTATAATAATCAGTTAAAAAATCATACTTTCCAGTAGGCTTTGTCTCGGGAGCTCCTGGGTCTCCATTTACTAATTTCTCAGTCTCATTGAGTTTCTTAGCAATGGATAAGTACTCTTTCATAACTACAGGAGGCAACATTCCTGCCTTGTCTGTCAACATCTTTTTTAACCCTGGTAAGAAATTTGTCATAAAGTTGTTAACAATTTTTAAATTTGCATCGAAATTAGCTCCACCAAAGTCTTTATCAGTCTTAAGTTCATTGTACCAATTAGACCTAAGTTTAGTTTCTTCTAATTTAATTTGTTTCTCAAGTTCAACTTTTGCTTGTTGCTGAGTTGCTATTTCATTTTTTCTAATTTCAACTAAAGCATCTCTCGCTTCTTTTGGTAAATTATGTTTGTCAAAATATTCACTAAAAGATTTTTTATCAGCTTCAGATAAATTACCAAAGTCAGTTACAATTTTATTTTTATCATCTGTAGGTGGAGGAGTTGCTGGAGGTGTAGCAGGTGGAGGAGTAACAGGTGCTTCAATTGGTTTTTCGTACCCAGTACCTACTTCTGTTGGTTCCTGTTGCGGTGTCGTTGTTGCATTTGGTTGACCTTGAGTGGTCCCCTGGTTTTGTGTTGCTTGGGGTGGCGGTGGAACTGCTGGTTTAATCGGATAGCCGAAATTGTCGAATTGATCCCCTTGCGTTTGAGTCGGCGTAGAGTTCGGCGTAGGCGGCGTGACTGGGGGTGGAACTTGAGCATTGTTATAACCTCCTGCTCCTCCAGTATCTCCTGTGTTTACTTGGTCGTATAGTATCCTAGACTTTTTTAATAACATTTTCTCTCTCCTGTGTGATTTTTTCTTTTTCGATATTAGCTAAAATTAATCCTGCAATTCGAGGATCTGCTTCTGAAACGATTCTGAATAAAGCTCTACCTGGACGTAAAGATCCTAATTTATCAATTAGTAAATCTCCCTGTAAAGCCATGTCAGGAAGTTCACCATATTCAAAATGTTTGAATAAGTAAGTGAACACTCTGAATCCTGGTGAAGTGTTTATTACTGATATAATATCTTGGAGCATTTGTTGATGCTCCATTAACTCTCTATTTTCTATATCTTGAGCGGTGATTTCAGACATAAAAATCAGTTAGCGTCTGACCAAGTGCCTTTTGCCTTTAGATGAAATAACAGTCCATTGAGTAGCTGAGATTGCTTCCAAAGTAATATTATCTCCAACAGTAGCATTTCTTGAAGCATCACCTGCGACGTTAGTAGAGTTCATAATAATATCTGCATCATCAGGATTAATATCAAAATTTGAAGCATTTAAAGTAATGAATGTAAATCTACATCCAAGAACTGTAGAAGCTTCAGGTAAGTTGATAACTACTGCACCAGAATTATAAACTGTTGAACCACATTGAGATGAAGTAAGAGTTGTAGCTGTTGCTAAAATTCTATTTTGAAGCGTCCCATAAGCAGCATTGCTTAAATTTAAAGTTGCCCCTGATTTAGTACAAGTTAAACCTGAACCGCACGACATTGTGCTAACTAATCCAAGGTTAGCCGATGATGTCTTTGCTTGAAATCCTGCTAATGCAGCTACTCCAAATAGTACCGTTAAAATAAAATAAATTGTTGCCTTCATAAAACTCCTTTTATTGTTGTTGCACTTGTTGTGCTTGTTTTAAATCTTTCATTGCACCTGCCACACTTGGAAGTGCTTCAGTTAACATTTGCTGTCTTTGCTGCTGTTGTAAAGCTTTTTCTCTCATAGCATCTACATCACCTTGATCTCTATTTAAACCAGCAGGTAAAAACAGTCTATCTTCATATAAATCGCACAATCTATCCAAATTAGCTTTTTGGAAAATCGAAGGATCTAATTGTCCAACTCGTGTAATCATATCAATGTATTGATTAATTTGAGGTAAATCTGCAGCTCTTTGCGCCTGTGCAAAAGTCGAGATCATTTCAATTCTTAACCATTCACCTTGAAGTGCTTCAGGGGGAGGTGGTAAATAAGGATCTTTCTCGATCACATAATCACTTACAAAATCAATTAATGGAATATTGTATGACCAATTCAATGCTTGTAAATTTGGACCAATGACTAGTTGCTGTTCATTAATGATTGCTTGAGTTTCTGTCGCCGTTCTTGTTTTTGGATTCATCGATAAAAATAACAAGAAGTCTGCAAAATAAAACTTATCAACCATTCGTCTTAAGTCTTCGACATCTGTAGTTAAAGCTACAACAGCAGGGTTAACCTCATAAACATTTTTCATCCCACCTTGAGCCATTCCTGTAGCATCTATTGGTATGTATCTATTTGCTTGAGTTGTAATGTAAGATTTTTTAAGATGAGCTGGACCTTGAACTGTTGGTGATAACATTTTCTCAATAGCAACATCTTTACTAATTGCCTTTTTATTAAGCGATTTGATTGCATGAATAGCCATTGTTGTAGGACCATTTTCACCGTATTCAAAATTGTCAGAGCTATCTGATTTACCAACAATGAAAGGTTTTCTTGATGAGTAAGAAATTTTTAAAAAAGTCTCATCATCATCTCCATATTTCATTCCAAAATAATCTGTACTCGATTCTTTTTCACTTCCACAAGATTCATAAGTGTGAATACACCATTGTCGATTTGTTCCACCTACAGGTTCATTAGGATTAAATTTATCATTCTTTTGATAAATAGCTGTGACTTCAACTTTCTCAGTGTATTCAGATCGATCATAAAGATTCTTTACATTTGGTGAAATATTATCCCACAAAGCTTTTCCATTTTTATCTTTTCTACCATAAGCGTCTACTAAAGCTTTAACATTTAAAGTAAATTTCCTAACCAAAATATCTGCTTCATTAAAAGCATTATTAATAACCATGTAGGAACCTGGGACTAAAGTATGGAAATGAAGTCTATCCTCTAACTCATCAATAACATGACAACCAGTATTAATAGCTCCATAGTCATAATAAAATTGACCAGCAGCATTATAGAAATTAGATGATGCCAATACAGACAAAACTCTTCGAGTTAATGTGTCCATCCACAATCTATTTTCAGTGGCTCCATTGATATCTTGATCAGAATGAACGTGTCTAAACCATGGGCGAGTTGAAGAAGTATTTCCTTCTAAAAATCCTGCAACAAAAGATCTATGCGCTAGTAAATGAGTACCATCAACAATATGATTGTTATTCCTCTGTCCTTCAGGTTGATTTTGAATATATCTCATTCTATGTGGAATTACCCATCGACCTAAATCAATCCAAGTACCTTTAACCATGTCGAACTTTTGTTCAGCAAGTTGTTTAATGTACTCTAAATTGGACTTTGAATATTTATCTTTCATATTTTATAATCCTAAAAAGTCTCTGGTTAAATTGTTATATGCTTGGGTTCCCGCTGCAGCCGATGATGTCAAATAAGCATTAGCCTGTGCTTGTCCAGCTTTACGCGAAGCAGCAATATCAGCATTTTTCATTTTATCTATTTGCTCTCGTCTAAGTCTCTCTGCTTCTGCTCTTTGATCTGCCAATGCTTGTTCAGCTATGTTATTCGCTCGACGTGCTTGATTAGCTCCTGTTAACTCACCAGCAATTTCACTAACACCTCTAGTCCATGCACCAGCTTGAACTTGACCATTGTCAAATCCTATTAGCCCACCTGTTAGTAAATTTGCAGCTACATTCTCAGGACTTGCTCCACCTGTAGCAGCATCTAAAGCAGAATTAACTGAGTTACCTGCATTTGATAACTCTCTATTAACCGTATTTGAAATTGAACTTGCAGCCTCTTTAGCTTTACAAGCGACATCCCACAAATCACAACCCATAAAACTCCCTTACCTTTTTAGAGTCTCTATTTTAATCAACACTGTCAAGACTGCATATCATCGTAATTAGGTACACTCTCTGGCATTTTATAACTCATATCACCTGTTGTTCTTTCAACTTGATGACTT